TCATATATACCTTTTAACTATAAAAATTACGAGATGAACTTAGATAGGCTTAAAAAAGGTGAAATATTTTTTGAGGATGATTATAAAAGGGTCTTTGTAGATTTTAATAAACATCCCGATACTAATGATAAATTATACATTAGCGAAAGATTTTTAAAGGAATATTTAGAGTTTTGCCTAAAGGATAAATTAAACAACCCGAAGTCAATATTCAACTCTTATTCTACATATACTATGACAATAATTGTATGCATATTATGGTTTTTCATCCTTATGCCGATGCTATATATATTATTTTACTATTATAGAGATATATATTCGTACATTCTATTATTTACTACTATCCTCTTGGTATTAATAGCTATTATTTGGAAGATGATTTATATACTTAATATAGATTAAATACAATTTATTATCTATAATACGATTAAGGAAGTGCAATATAATGTCTATTGAAGAGAAAGAGAAAGAAAAAGATAAATCAATTTATAATTATAATATGATCTTCAACAAGATTGGTACTAATAACAATGAAGAAGATATTAAATTAAATACGAACCTAATAAGCGATATTGATTTACGAAACTTTGACCAGAGGCGATATGAATACTACACAAACTTACTAAAAATATATAATGAAGACCCAGATACATTATTCAATTTATTGAATAAATATAATAGCATAAAATACACAAAAGAAGAAGAAAAGAAACTAATAAGACAAATATACGATTATGCTGTAAAATATACAAAGGCAATGGAAGATACGGATGACCCCCCGCCTCCTACTTCAGGAATTGCAAATCCTGCGGCAAATGCGGTAGCAAAGACGGCAATAAGTGGAGGTAAAATATTTAGCGGAGGAGTAGGAGAAGGTGTGGAAGGAGTAGAAGATGATAAATCTGTACCAAAGAGCCCAATGTCAGGACTTGGAATTTTGGCATTTAGAAAAACAACAAAGGATTTAATGAATGTACAATATGCAGTTAGCGATATGCAGAATAGTGCAAAACAAACAAAAGCAGAAAAAGAGATAAATAATAGAACCCCCATTGAAAAATTAATAGAAGCTCTAAGGTCAAAAATAAAAAAAGAAATATATATGAAAAATCCTAATAAAGTAGGTGATATGGTCACCGATTTTGTGGATAAAGAAGAAGAATCAGCTTCTTATAGTTCCGCAAATAAAGAAAAAGAAAAGAAGAAAAAAGAAGAACAAAAAGAAAAAGAAACACCAGAAGGAGAAAAAGGAGTACTTGATGAACGAGAAGGAACACTATCTGGAAGAATAAAACCTGTGCCACCACTACCAGTGCCACCACTACCAATAGGAGAAGAAAAATTATTATTAGAGGCTATAGAATTATCAATGAAAGTTTTAGAAAGCAATGAAACATCAACGATAGCACCTGGTAAAGAATTACCACATATACCACCACCACCACCTTTAGAGACACCAAAAGTACCAGAAAACCCCACAAAAGAAAAAGATGGTGTTGTAAAAGAATCGTTGAATTTAATACAAAAAATTGTAAAAAATGATGAAAAATTAACACCTATGGAAGATATATTAAAAAGATCTTTGAAATTAATGGATGAAATTACTGATAATAATGATGATGCAGGTATGATAGGAGGCGGAGAAGTGGATGAATATAGCGATGATCTATTAAAGAAGCGATATTTAGATACCAAACGCTATAATAATATTGATAGTAAAAAAATGAATGATTATAGGACACAGCAAAAATCGCGAAACAATAATATTGTAACACTTGAAACAAGTAATAAAATTGAACAATTATCTAATGATATTGATGTATATAATAATATAATACATAAAGGGAAGAATGATGATAAATATATTATTCAGCAAATAAGAAATTTTGAGAATGATCCTAAAAATCCTATAGAAGAATTAGCTTTAACTTTTGATGATAGAATAGTATTTATTATTGCTACTTTTTTTATTAGATATATAACTATAATTATGGTTCAATGGTGTATAGATATTAATATTATTAAAACATTTTACGAAGGATTTATATATTATGCCATTATATATATATTAATTTTTTGGTTTATTGTGCTATTTGTTAATATAGATAATACATACGATGTTAAATATATGAATTTCAATGGACTTATAAATAGTATCCGCACATTATTTTACTATTTTTATATGGGAACTAATGGAATATCGCGGCTACTTATTCATACATCTCTAATAATAATATTAATAATAATACCTATAATATTAAATATTAAAAGCAAGACTGAATTTAAAGAAGACGATCAAAATGATGCAGTTGTAATACTTTCTTACGAAGAGCGAAAGCAACTATCAAAATCTCTATCATTATTTACAATGTTTATATGGTTATTTACAAGTATAATAGCTACAAAATTTTAGTATATTATATATCTCTAATTATTTTAGAAAGGATATAAGTAAATGGATGGGGATCTTCGCTATATATCTTTGCAATATATTAAAGGTGATAATTATGATGAAATAACCTGTTTTAAATATGAAAGAATGAAAAACCTATTGGGTTATAGTAAAGATGAAGAAGATGATACTGATAATAAAGATGAAAAACTTAAAAAAAAATTAAAAGATGACCCTAAATCATTATTTGAAGAATTGAATAATGCAAAAGAGAAGGTTAACTGTAAAATTGGTGAAAGTTTTTTAAATGATTTAGTTAACTATTATAATTTCAAAGATATAGATGTTCTTTTGACAAATGCAAAAAAAATTACAAAAGATGTTATAGATGAACTGGATGAAGATGAAGATGAAGATGAAGATGATAGGATTGATAAAATTATAATTAATCTAAAGAATTCTATAAATAAGCTTAATGGTAGCAGTAATATACAGAAATTACGGAAAATGATCAATATCAAACCGGATACCAAGGAAATGAGAAATGATGTTATTAAATCATTAGAAAAATTGTCAGATAAAGATACTGAGGGAGCTGAAGGTACTGAAGAAGCTGATAAAAAGAAGTTACTACAAACACTTAAAGATAATGCAAAACCAATTATTGAAAATAGTGAATATATTAATGAATCTTCTGCATATAAAGGATATATATTAACAAAAAAAAGTATTACGGAAGAAGAAAAAGCACAAGAGAACACAAAACATGAAAATTTTAAAAAAGATATAAAAAACACTATTATAGACCCCCTTAATAAATTACATGAGCTTATTATAGCCAAGATAAAAATAACAGGAAATAAAAAGGAATCATTGGATAATTTAATGAGATTGTATAATACCTATATCAAATATTGTAAAATTAATATGGAAAAGTATGAAAAACTGTTTAAGTATAATGAAATTAGTAATATTGATGAAGCATTTATGATTGAATCGTATTCAAAGTTTTTAAAGAAATTAAGGATATTAAAAGAAAATTTGGAAAGCAAAGACACAGACAAAACAAAGCGCCTTTTAGTTAACTCATTTAACAAGCTATTTAATAAATATGGTATAGATCCAAATAAATCATTAAGCGACGATGATATCGCATATATAACAAATATGATATTACAATAGCAAATATTGCTAACTAATTTTTATTTTTTACTATTATATATTATTATATATTATTATAATTGCTTAAAAATATGAAAAAATAATGTAAGAAGAATATATAATTTAATTGGAATAGGCAAGACCACCCATACCAGAAAGGATACGAAGAACATTGTAATTGACGGCATAGACACTTATTATACCAGGGATACTTGATGATAATGATAAAACAGCGGTATCTATACGAGACATATTAAGAGTGCCACTTGGTTGATGCTCCTCGGGTTTAAGAGCAAAAGAATATACATTAATTCCTTGGTGAAACTTGTCAGGAGTATTTTCGTGATGTTGGTAAGGTTGGACAAGGGAGAAATATTCACCCTTGCGAGTAGCAAAGCGATCATTACCGTTAAGCATTATCTTGGCATTAGTAACCGGGTTGGTTGAGTCAAGATGGTCATTATTATGAACAGTTCCACTACCACCAGCAGTTGAGTAATTATTCCAATATACACCAGCATTACTCTTCTTGATAGTCCATACTAATTCCTTGCAAGGGTGATTGAAATTCATTCTAATGCTTTTCATTGAATCTCCAGAAGAAGTTATAGAGTCCGCACCTGTGAATTGAAGTTGCTCAATGAGGTATTCGTGAGATAGCTGGGCGAATCGTCGGCGCTCATCAGTATCAAGGAATATGTAATCAACCCATAGAACAGCCTTCTCTAAGTTAATAGAACCGGTAAGAGCGCTATTATTTTCATATGAAGTAACAGTACCAGTTTTAGTTTCTTCCTGGAAAGTAAAGTTAGTTGCAGTAGTATCCTTCATATAACCTGCGCCTTCGCTTTCGTATTCAATATTGATTTTTACTTCGTGATATTGAAGAGCGATTAAAGGAAGCGCGAGACCTACATTGCGACAGAACCAGAACTCAAGGGGGACATAAAGTTCATAGGATGCGCCGGCAGCAAGTTTAGTTGAGGTATTTCGCGAATTAGCACCAACCATAACATTATATCCATCGCGCTTTCCAACAGGAAGTGAAAGTTCGTTCCATATATATAGCCATTCAGAGTAATGCTTATCAATGCGTTGACCACCGATTTCAAGTTCTATGGTTTTTAAAAGCTTTTGTCCAAAGTTAGGAACAAGAGCGACAGCATCAGTTGTTGATGTATTTTTAATTACACCGTAAAAATACACACGATGAATTAAATCACCATTACGAGTTATTTGGAAACTCACGCGAGAACCGAGAGAACTACTTCCGGTAGGTGTTTGTTCAATAGCTTCAATAGCGAAGTTAGTATGACGACGATATACAACCTTGAAGAAGGTAATTTGAGGATTACCAGTTAAATAAACATCCTGTGCTCCATAAGCTACTAATTGAAGAAGACCACCACCCATTTACGCTATATTCTTTATACTATTAGAGGAGAAAAAAAAAAGGACATTATTAACATTATTATTACATTCATTACAAATTATTTTTTACTATAAGGTAATTTACAACGATTATAGTATCATTATAAAAACATTATTGTAATACACTAATATTACTTTAATTAGAATATGCTAAACCACCCATACCAGAAAGGATACGAAGAACATTGTAATTCACAGCATAAACATTTAAAGTGGTGTTAGTATCTAATCCAGCCCCGGCTTTGAAATCTATAGAAAGAGTAGCAGTATCAATACGGGACATATTTAGAGTTCCACTTGGTTGATGCTCTTCGGGTTTAAGAGCAAATGAATAAACATTGATTCCAGCATTAGTTGGTATATTTTCGTGATGCTGGAAAGGTTGTATGAGATTGAAGTATGAACCAGGGCGGACAGAAAAACGGTCATTGCCATTAAGTATAAGTTTAGCATAATCAATGGGATTTGTTGAAGTAATCGCATTATTATGTAGCGTCATTAAATTATAATCGTAAGGAAGTGTTGTAGAAATAGCAGTGTGTCCTGTAGTGTAATTGAACCAATTTATGTTATTAGAAATTAAATTTTCTTCAGCAGTGCCATCAGATTTTCTTTTATTCGCGAACCACACAAGCTCCTTACAAGGATGATTAAAGGAAAGCTTGGTGTTTAATTTAGTGGATGATACAGATTCAGAGCCAGTGAATTGGAGCTGCTCTATTAAATATTCGTGCGATAGTTGAGCAAATCGGCGGCGTTCATCAGTATCAAGGAATACATAGTCAACCCATAGAGTAGATATGGGGAAGGTAGTTAGAGCAGTACCAGAACCGCGGCATAAATCAGCAGTTTCAAATTGGATGTTAATCTTGACTTCGTGATATTGAAGAGCGATTAAAGGAAGAGCAAGACCAACATTGCGACAGAACCAGAACTCAAGGGGGATATATAGAGTTTGATCTTTAAGGCTTCCACCAGATTGACCAACCATTTTATTATAACCAGTACGCTTTGATTTAGGTAGAGAAAGCTCATTCCAAATATATAGCCAATGTGAATAATGTTTATCAATCTTTTGACCACCAATTTCAATTTCAACATAATTAATTACACGGAGACCATAGAAAGCACACAAAGACTTGTCATCAGTTACTTGAAGAGATAGATACATACGATGAATTAAATCACCATTACGAGATATTTGACAAGTTACACGATTGCCATATCCAGGAGTTCCGTTGAATGTCTGTTCAATAGCTTCAATCGCGAAGTTAGTATGACGACGATATACAACCTTGAAGAAGGTAATTTGAGGATTACCAGTTAAATAAACATCCTGTGCTCCATAAGCTACTAATTGAAGAAGACCACCACCCATTTACGCTATATTCTTTATACTATTAGAGGAGAAAAAAAAAAGGATTAAATAATACACCTATTATATTTAACAATTCAAAATATAATTTATAACACATAATATTTAATTTGAATAAGCCAAACCACCCATACCTGATAATATACGAAGAACATTGTAATTCACAGCATATATATTGATACCATCATATATAACAGCATCATCAGCAGCATTCTTTACAGATTTAGTAGTAACCATAAGGGTGGCAGTGTCAATACGAGACATATTTAGAGTTCCACTTGGTTGATGATCCTCGGGTTTAAGTGCAAATGAATAAACATTGATACCAGGATTACTTGGGATATTAGTGTGATGCTGAAAGGGTTGTACGTGCGAAAAGTAAGTTCCTTCGCGAACGCTGAAACGATCATTGCCATTTAATTGAAGTATAGTATCCTTGAAAGGAGTTGATCCTAAAGGTATACCAGCAGTTCCTATTAAATTAAAACCAGCCATATAATTTGAAGCACTAAAGGTATTGATATTTATTGGTGTAGGTCGTGAGGCATCAATTAAAGCTTTAGTTACATCAACCAAATCCTTATCAGTGTAATTATACCACGATGCTTTCTTCATATAATTATTAGGCTTGGCAACCCATATAAGTTCCTTGCAAGGATGATTAAAGTTAAGCTTAACGCGAGTAGTAGTAGCATTAGCAAGAGTTTCAGTGCCTGTGAATTGAAGTTGTTCAATTAGGTATTCGTGAGATAGCTGAGCAAATCGGCGGCGTTCATCAGTATCAAGGAATATGTAATCAACCCATAGAGACACATCAGTTAGATCTTTGATTGTGTTTGTGATTTGGGCAGTATTATATGCTTCTGATGAAGTAGTATCATCTACTAATGTCATAAGGCAATTATTCTTTGTTTCAAAATCAATCTTAATCTTTACTTCGTGATATTGAAGAGCGATTAAAGGAAGAGCAAGACCAACATTGCGACAGAACCAGAACTCAAGGGGGATATATAGGGTAGTATCATTAAATGAAGTTATATCTTTGTCAGCACCAACCATAGTATCATAGCCATAGCGTTTTCCACGAGGTAGGGAAAGTTCATTCCAGATGTATAGCCAATCAGAGTAATGCTTATCTATTTGTTGTCCGCCAATTTCAATAAGAACAGATTTAATAAGGCGAAGACCTATATAATTGACATATCGTGTGCCAGCGTATAAATTAGTATGCGTGCCTTCAATCTTAGGTAAGGTTGCTTGAAGATATACACGGTTAATTAAATCACCGTTGCGAGATATTTGGCAATTTACAGTTTGCCCGTATCCAGCTGTTCCGTTAAATGTTTGTTGGATAGCCTCAATAGCAAAGTTAGTATGACGACGATATACAACCTTGAAGAAGGTAATTTGAGGATTACCAGTTAAATAAACATCCTGTGCTCCATAAGCTACTAATTGAAGAAGACCACCACCCATTTACGCTATATTCTTTATACTATTAGAGGAGAAAAAAATATCAATTAAATGTATGTATTAATATATTTATTATATAAAAATTAATATTAATTATTCTATTATAAAGATGTTCAAAGAAAAATCATCAAAAAAAAAATATATTTCTGACAATAATGAGGTTTTTACATTAGATGCGATGCATAACAATATTATAAAGAAGTTTGAGGTTACAAACAAGGACAAAGAAAACTACAAGATATTGTTGTGTGATTTAGAAAATCAGTCAAACCTTATTATGGAAAATATAGAGACATTTAAGAGTATTCACGACAAGGAATATATAAATAATCTATGGACGAGCAATATTATTATAAGAGAGAAAATAATTGAGCTCAAGAATAATATTAAAGAGTTGGATTCGTATAACGAAGTTGAATATTATAAAAACACAAGCTATATATTATTTCAATATTATGATACAGTTGAAAAGCAGTCTCATATAAGTAATACGCACGCTTCAATATCTAATGGCGTATGCATTTCTTCAAGCGAACTGCTAAGCAGACAGCCGAAGATATACAAAAATGACTCTAAGAAGAAGCGCTCTTCTGTTTCAGCTACAACAATAAATGTATTAGATGCTCTTAACAATTTAAATATAGAAAACAATTTAATTAGCGATAATAAGCAAAGTAAAAATAGTGATATACATAATACAAGTAATAATCTTGATAATAGTAATGCTAATTCTTCTATGCAAACATATACCAACCAATCTAATCATAACGCTAATGCAGCGAATGCAGCTAATGCAGCGAATGCAGCTAATGCAGTGAACCCATATAGTTATAGTAATAATAGCACGAATACATATGAATATTCAAACAGTGCGAAGGATAATATAATTGATAAGAGTTCTCTTGTTGATAAATATATGTCTATCATAAATAAAAAGTATGTTAGAAATGTTGAAGAGGAAGACATAGAGATATGTAAAAATTGCAAAAATCAAATGACTTGCTTGCAGCACGATGCTATAATTATTTGTAATATATGCGGTTATCAAGAGCTACTTCTTGTAGAGCAGAATAGACCTATATTAAAACAGAATACGAAGGATACTTCACATTTTAGTTATAAGCGTATTAATCATTTTAGGGAATGGTGTAATCAAGTTCAGGGTAAAGAGAGTACAGATATTCCTGACGAAATATTTGAAAAGATTTTAACAGAAATAAAGAAAGAGAAGATAGTGGATACTAAAACAATCACTTATAATAAAATGCGGGATATTCTCAAACGGCTAAGGATAAATAAATATTATGAGCATATTAATTATATTATTAATAGAATTAACGGAATACCTACCCCGCAATTTAGCCAAGATCTGGAAGATAAATTATGTAATATGTTTAGAAATATTCAAGCACCATTTTTAAAACATTGCCCGAAAGATAGGAAAAACTTTTTGTCTTATAGCTATGTATTATATAAATTTTTTCAAATATTAGGATTGAATGAATATCTTAAATATTTCCCATTATTAAAAAGCAGAGAGAAACTATATGTACAAGATCAAATATGGAAGAAAATATGCTTAGAACTTAATTACGAAATAATACCTTCATTGTAATGGATCTCCAATTTAAATTCCGTTGGGGAAACCAACCATTCTAAAGCCTGCGCCTAAACCGACGCCTTGTCTTGCGCCAGCTGAAACTGCAGGGGATAGAAGGTCAAGAACAGAGAATGTGCAAGCAGCAGTTAATGCGAGCATAAATATTTCACTCAAATCTAATTTATTATTAGGCAATATTAGCGCTACAAATGCAACTATAAGACCTTCAAATGCATATTTAAGAAGTCTTATTACGACATCCCAAAAATCTACAGAATATTCCATTTTATTATATATATTATATACTATTATATACTATTATAATAATATAAAATATTTTTATTCCTATATCTAAACCTGTACCTAAACCTATACCTAAACCTATACCTAAATATATATATAATATAAATAAATATATATAATATATATAAATATATATAAGATTTATAATATATAATATTATTAGAAAAGATACTATAAAATGTCAGCAGAAGAAAGCACTAATGTTACAAGCGTTAAGGAGGTAGATTATCTGGATGAGGATAAACCTATTAGAGGGCAAAATTTTGTTTTGCTATCTTTCTTGAGCCCTGAAGATGTTCTTGTTAATAAGGAGGCTTATATGTTCAGCAAATTTATTACTAAATTTAGCGCTGATATGACTACGCTATTGGATGGTATTTCATCAAAATATAGTGATTCAAAAGACTTCGTAGATTCTATTAAAGAGACTAATGCATACATATTCAATCCTAAAGATATGAGCGAACAATATGGATTTTTCAAGTCTGTAAACAATCAAGATCTTGAAAGCTCTTATCATCGCGATAATAACTTTGTAACCTCTATTAGAGGCATCAAAGTACGTGGTGTATTTGATACCATTGAGGAAGCCAAGAACCGCAGCGAATTTGTTAAGAAACTTGATAATAAGTTCAATATTTATATTGCACAAGTGGGTTGCTGGTGTCCGTGGTCTCCTAATCCCGATTGCTTGGAAAATCAAGAATATGCAGAGACACAACTAAATACCCTTATGAAAGAGTATAAAAAGAATATGAATGACAAGGATGTTGTATTTGAAAACAGGAAAGCCTCACTATTTACAGCGGCCAATGCGGGAAATTCCACCATTATTGAGAACGAAGCTAACGAAGCTAATGAAGCTAACGAAACAGTAGAGAAAGATACTAAGGATACTACTGAGGAGCTTCCTGTAGAAGCATCAAATAATGATCCAGATACTATTGAAATGACTGAGGTTCAAAAGAGTATTGAACAGGTTGATGCGTGGAGTTCACAAAAACTCGGTATCCAGTAAATAATTCAATATAAACATTAAATCCTATAATTTTTTCTTATTTCTTATTATTAAGAAATGAAAGCAATCGCAGTATTTTTATTATTCATAGGGTCTATAATGATTATTCAAGGATACTATAATAATAAATCTGTATGTAAAAAAGATAAGGTAATAGTTAAATATATACCAAGAAGTGTTTATGAGGAACAATTAAAACCCGAAGAAAGTCTTCAAACATTCTATAAAAGTATGTTTGAAGATATTTTATTACATTAAAGTTTTATTTTTATCCTTAATATTAGTAAATGGATATATTAAAAGATATTGAAAAAAACTTTCTAAAAATTAATATATATGAAAAAAAGGCTGATAGTGCAAAATTAAATATAATAAAAAAACAGATTAGCGATTATTTTAAATTCAAGAGTGATGAAAACAATATAGTAATGTTAAAGAAGCAGAAATACGAAGACGATTATAAAAAAGCAAGGGAAATGAATAATTATAATTATGAATTATTTTTAGAGAGGAAGAATGAATTGCATCAAATATTTAAAGAAACAAAAACATTAGCATCATTATATGAATATATAAATTATAAAAATGCTGATTACGCTGATATTCCTGATATATATACTTATGAACATATCAGCTTTGATGAACGCGAAGAGCAAGCTGTAGATAAAGAACCTAAAAAGAAAAAGGATTCTGCTGAGAAAAAACCTAAGAAGAAAAAGGATTCTGCTGAGAAAAAACCTAAAAAGAAAAAGGATTCTGCAGAGAAAAAACCTAAGAAGAAAAAAGATTCTGCTGAGAAAAAACCTAAGAAGAAAAAAGATTCTGCTGAGAAAAAACCTAAGAAGAAAAAGGATTCTGCTGATAAGGCAGCAGTTGTAAAAGTAAAAGAATGTCCTGAAGGCAAAATACTAAACCCTATAACCAATAGGTGTATTAAAGATGTTAATTATAAACCTAAGCCTAAATAAAAATTATAAAATAGATAATTAAATAGGATATTATGGTAAAAAATATTCAAGAAAATAAAACATTTAGAATAAACTGGTTTAGCTTCGCCTTTGCTTTTATATTAGGGGTTATATATGTATATATTTCCTCGCCTCCAATAAGAAATGTTATAAAATACCCGACGCCTTATAATGCGAATAAAATAGTATACAAAAACAATGACAATCAATGCTATAAATATAGCGCAGAAGAGGTTAAATGTACAGCGTCTTCCTTGACACAACCTATTATATAGGGTTATGATATGATATATTTGATTTACCTTAATATTTATTTTTTTTAAATTTTTATAAATTAGAATGAATAAAAAGGGGTTTGGAAAAGGACTTATAAAAGACCTTAAAGACCGCGGGGGATTAAGAGTTACAATAGACAGGCTGTTTTATGACGATACCGGACAGATAATTGTGAGTGCCCTATTTGGTCTTGCGTTAGCCCTGTTATTTAGGCGTATATGTAAGGATAATTGTGTATTGTATTCAGCGCCTGATATTAAGGATATAGAAGGTAATGTATTTAATCTGGAAGATACTTGCTATAAGTATAAATCATATCCTGTTAAATGCAATCCTATAGATAAGCCATTAGAACCGTATGATATTAATAAAACACCTGATAATCTAATTAGTATCCCTGGATTTTTTGAAAAAACCTTTTTTAATTCTACATAATTACATAAAACATATTTGCGTAATATAAATTATATTGAAAATATTATCTATCAATAGATAGAATTATATAATGTCAACACCTATAAGCACATTACCATTGAAAACGCAACAATCAAATACTGGTGATGTTAATGATATTAATGATCCCATAGTCCAAGATGTTTTAAATGAGTTTCAAGAAGAATTAATGATTTCAAAACAACCTAAAACACCACAAATATCCCAGCAACAGCAACAAATGCTTATGCAGCAACAACAGCAACATCAGCAAATGCTTATGCAACAGCAACAACAGCAAATGCTACATCAACACCCGCCATTGCCGTCTCATTCTCCTAATGGCAGCAATAGCGGTAATAGTTTAAATAAATATGACAGTATTTCATCTTATTTAGATACTGAAGTCGCAAAAAAAAGCTTGATATTAGTTATTATAGCAGTAATAATATATCATTCTGGTATTATTAATACAGTATACGAGAAGATGCCAGAGTATCTACAAGATAATTTAAATACATTTGATATATATATTAAATCAATATCGCTATTTTCTATCATATATGTATTATCATTCTTTGAATATATTTAATTTCATTATATTGTCTTATCTATAAGTTCTATATTCCATAGAATTATTAGCATTATTGGCATTAATAGCGTTAACAGCATTAACATTGTTAAAAGTGTTGACATTATTTTTAATAGTGCTTGAAAATATATTAAAATATTTAAGTATGAAAAAGACGCAAATGAAAAATGATGTGAATATTACAAATATTGTTATACCAAACAATAATGTATATGATAAGGCATCATAATTATTTTTATTAATTACTACAATAGAAACAATAACTATTGCATATAATAGCATATATAGAGAAAATACTGATATAAACAAATTTTGATTTTTATCGCTTGCATAGTAAGCCCACACTAATGACCCGTATACTACTAATGTAAGCATTGAATACCCTAAGATCGTGAAGATCTTTTCTACTATTTGGTCGTTCTCTGTATTTGAAACATAGTTTTCATACATTATTTAAATAATCTCTTAATAATAATCTATATTTTTTATTTTCATTATAATATATCATATGAAAGACTTCCTAAATATATATTGTTAGTATCATAACCGCGGATATGTATGTTTTTTGTATCTAATCCCTGAGAACCATATACTTCCTCATTATATATACCTTTATCAACTCCATGCGTTTCCTTATTATATTCTAATGGGTTCACAATATTAGTTTGTGCAGCCAGAAGATTTTCTTCAGTT